GAAGCCACAAAGAAAAAACCAACACAAAAAGCACCAGCAAGAGTTGCAAGACCTGGTACGACTAACCGACCAAAAACGACAACACCTGTGAAAAGAGCAAAACAAAGGTTGGCTAAAACTGGGAAAACCTCAGATGCGGCTAAAGTATTTGAACAATTAATTTAATTTTAAAGGAATATAAAAATGGCTAAAGTAACTAACGCTTTTGACACATATTCGGCTACTGCTGACAGAGAAGATTTAAGTAATATTATTTACAACATCTCTCCTATGCAAACACCTTTTATGTCATCAATAGGCAAAAGAAATATTAAAAACGTAGTGTTTGATTGGCAAACAGAAGTATTACCAACTCCAAGTGCTAGTGGACAGTTAGAGGGTTTTGAGCTTTCAAGATCAACAGCTACTGCTACAACTAGAGTAAGTAATGTTGCTATGATTTCAAGCAGAGATGCTACTGTAACAGGCTCACAAGACGCTTCAGACCCAGCTGGTAAGAGATCAGAAATGGCTCACCAACTAGCTATTATGGCTAAAGCTCTTAAAAGAGATATGGAAGAAGCTCTATGTAAAAATGGTGCTAAAACAACTGGTAATGCTACAACAGCTAGGGTAACTGGTGGTTTCGAATCTTGGATTACAACTAACGATTCAAGAGGAACAGGTGGTGCTTCTACTGGTGGCGGTGCTGCTCCAACAGACGGAACACAAAGAGCATTAACAGAAACCTTATTAAAAGATGTATTACAACTTATGTTTGCTAGTGGCGCAGAGCCAAACATGGCTATTTGTGGTCCACACAACAAACAAGTTATTTCTGGTTTCACAGGAAGAACACAAGCTAGACAGTTTGTTGACGCTAATACAGTCGAGGCTTCAGTATCTATCTATTCATCTGACTTTGGTGAACTAAAAATCGTTCCATCAAACAGAAGTAGAGAAAGAACTTTATTGTTAGTAGATCCAGAGTTTGCGAAAGTATCTTACCTAAGAGATTTCCAAACTGTAGATATTGCTACAATAGGTGATGCTGAGACTAAAATGATTGTAGTTGAGTACGGGTTAGAAGTATCTAACGAAGCTGCTCACGGTGTCGTTGCAGACTTAACAACATCATAAGTTTAGTTAAATAAGCTTTAAGGGAAGTTTCGGCTTCCCTTTTTTTTGTGCTAAAATTCCTACATGGCAAAAACTACATTAATAGATCATAAACGCGGTTTGAAATCTGTATTTGCTACAGAAGATGACAAGGTTGTATATCAAACACAACAAGACATACAACCAACACTAGACTATGTAAAACATTTATCTGAAAATAAACCAGGTAAAGATTTTCGTCATGTAGCAGAAGTACCCATGGTAATATATCAACAAGCAGTTAGAGAAGGTTGGGCCAAGGATTCTGCACAATGGAAGAAATGGTTAAACCATTCAGATAATAAACCCTTTAGGACATGGAAAGGTAAAGTATGACATACGATGAATTAAAAACTAATATTGCAAACTTCTTAAACAGATCAGACTTAACAAGCCAACTTGATTTTTTTATAGATGCAACAGAAGCAGAGTTTAATAGAAGATTAAGAGTTAAAGATATGATTAAAAGAGCTACTGCTACAGCAGATGCTCAATACATATCACTACCAACAGATTGGTTAGAAGCTATTAACGTACAAATTGACAGTAATGAATTTACACCATTATTCCAACAATCTATAGAATCATTAGATGTTTACAGAAAATCTATAAATAATATTGGTAATCAGCCTGTTTATTACGCTTTAGTAGATAACACAATAGAATTAGCACCTACCCCTGATACAAGTTATACGCTACAATTAACATACTATGGCACTATTGATGCTTTGAGTGATTCGAATACAACGAACTTTATATCCACAGGATATCCAGATGCTTACTTATATGGTGCTTTAAAACACGCTTCTATCTATCTCATGGAAGATGATAGAGTTGCTTTATTCACACAACAGTTTGAAAAAGCTTTAGAAGAGATGCGATTAGAACAAGAGAAAGCAGAATTTGGCAAAGGTTCTCTAATACAAAGAAGAAGAACTTATGGCAAAGCTGGTAAAAATATAAATTATTGGAGTAATAATTAGGAGATAATATGGCAGGATTTAGCGATTATTTAGAAGATAAAGTGTTAGACCATGTATTTGGTGGTAATGCTTATTCAGCACCATCAACATTATATGTTGCTTTATACACAGTAGCGCCTACTGATACAGGCGGTGGAACTGAAGTATCGGGCGGTGGTTATGTAAGACAGTCAAGTGCATTTACTGTATCTGGTACTAACCCAACAACAGCATCTAACTCAGCTGCTGTAGAATATCCAACAGCTACAGCAGACTACGGAACAGTAGTTGCAGTTGGTATCTTTGATGCTTCATCATCAGGCAACTTACTAGCATACGCAAACTTAACTACATCAAAAGTTGTAAGCACGGGGGATGTTTTCAGATTCAATACTGGTGATTTAGACGTAACATTAGCTTAACATCATGGCCAGTATAGGCTATAACCAAGGCTACTATTCAAGATCAAAGTATAACGATCTTGCGTTTCAAGCCGAAGCAACTATATCAGCAACTAGCGGAGCTACCGCAGTTGGAACACAAATAGATGTACCTACAGCAGTCATACAGGCTGTTTCAGGTTTTACCGCAACTGGTACACAAATTGATAAAGCATCAGCAACGATTAGTGTTGTATCAGGTGCTAGTGCAGTAGGAAGAAAAACGCACGGTGCTAATGCAACGATTGCAGGAGTATCAAATGTTAATGCTCAAGGATTTATTACCGTATTTGGTGGTTCCACCATACCAGCAACTTCAGATGTAGATGCTAATGGTGTAGTTACTTATAAAGGTACATCAACTATAAGTGAAACAAGTGGCTTTGTAGCAATCGGTGGTTTAAAATGGGAAGATATTATTGTTCCAGACGATACATGGACAGATCAAATTGTTGCAAGTAGCACTTGGACAGATCAAACCAATCCATCTACAGTTTGGACTGAATTAGACAAACAAGAGGCAGCTTAATGGCAGATACATTTACAACTAATTTAAACTTAACTAAACCAGAACCAGGTGCAGCCGAAGATACTTGGGGTATATCGCTTAATTCAGACTTAGATACGCTTGATGCTATTTTTAGTTCCTCTGGTACACAAGTTAATTTAAACCCAAACCAAGTTAATTTCGCAGACAACAAAAAAGCTATCTTTGGAGCTAGTTCAGACCTAGAGATTTATCATGATGGGTCTAATAGCTATGTCAAAGAAAAAGGAAACGGAGTATTAAATATTAGCGGCGGTAACGCAATTAATTTTCTTACAGGAAATGATGCCGCCGAAACAGGCTTAACTATTGCAACAGATGGAGCAGTAACTCTTTATCACAATAATCAACCTAAACTATCCACAAGCTCCACAGGCATAGACGTAACTGGCACAGCCACAATGGATGGTTTGACTGTTGATGGTGTTGCAAAAGTGCTTGGAACAGCAGCAAATACCATTGTAATTGCGGATGCTGCTGAGACAAATGGTTATCAGTTAAAGGCTAATACAAGTGCATCTGCTGACTTTGGTCTTATCTTTGAAGATTTGGCTGGTAAAGATTTATTAAAAATACAATCTAACGGAGACATCTCCTTCTACGATGATACAGGAACCAGCCAAGCCTTCTTCTGGGATGCTTCAACTGAAAGATTGGGTATAGGGACTACGAGTCCTAGTAGAGAGTTACACATAAGCAGAGGTGGGCAAAACGGTGTCAGACTAACATCCACTGTATTTGGTGCAGATTTTGGTTTATTAAGCAGTGTGTCGGGACAAAATGGATTTGGTATATACGACTATAACGCTTCAACATACAGGTTTAACATAAACTCCAGTGGTAGTTGGAATTGGAACTGATTCGCCAAGTCAAAAGCTAACTTTATCTAATGGTACTTTTCAAATTAATGGTAGCTCTTCTTTTTCTAGCAATGTAGAAATTGGAAGAGTTGGTTTTGATAACAACATGGGTTTTGCTACTGGCGGCACAGAACGTATGCGTATTAATGCTTCAGGCAATGTTGGAATTGGAACAACTAGTCCTGCTTATGGATTAGACCTTTTAGGTTCTACTAACTATAAAACAGTTAGGATTGGTCAAACTACAGCAACTGGAACTAAGAGACAAGCAATTGCAGCACGACATTATACCTCTTCAGAACAAGACCATAATATGATTGGTATGTTTACAGATTCAAACACTAATTCTATTTTAAGTATTGGTGGTGGTCTTGGTTCAACAGGAGATTTTAATTCTGTTACTCAAATAGAGTTGCATACTGGAAATGGTACAACAACAGCTACAACTGCTGCTATGACCATTGATAGCTCTGGCAATGTTGGAATTGGAACTAGTAGTCCTGCAAGTTTAATATCAGGTGGTTCAAGCCCAATATTATCTATAGGTGGTACTGATGGTGGTTTAACTACAGGAGAAAAAGCAGGAACTATTAGTTTTATAACTAGTGATACTTCATATACAGGTACTTATTCAGATGGTATAACTGGTGAAATTGCTTCTGTAGCCACATCAAGCACAGGTGCTGCTTATGGGTTAGCATTTTATACTGGAACTATTACAGGCTCAGACAGAGGAGAACGCCTTAGAATAAGGCATGATGGTAACGTTGGAATTGGAACTGATTCGCCAAATGCTCTATTACATTTATCTGCTAA